AAATGACAGAACAAGTTCAGCCAGCAGGAACAACTATAGACATGGTCAATGGTTTAACTGAAATTGCTGACTACATGAAAGATGAAGAGTTAACAATTGCCTTAACAATGATTGCTAAACTAATCATAAAGCCAGATGTGCCACTTAACGTTGCCACTGTAGAAATTGTTAGACTACAGGCTATTGCAGCAAAGATGTCATTTAGAGCAACCTGGATGGCTAATGTAGACAAAAGTGACAGGGCAAAGAAAAACATATATTTCACGGCAGCAGAATCAATTAACGACCTGGTATCAGCACTCAAATACATAATCCGCTAACCTGGTATACTTATATAAAACAAGGGATAAAAATGACTAAAAACTTACTAAAACAAATTATGATTAAGAAAGACGAACCAATACACAATGACGATACTGGGTATACAGAAGGTTTGGTAGATGCTATTCAGCAAGGATATATTGCTGACATTAAGCCAAAGTTTACTAAGAAGTATTCTTTCTCACCATCTGGATTGGCTTGGGGTTCTGGAGAGTGTGCTCGTTTTTGGTATCTTGCATTTGATGGGGCAGTGTTTTATGACAATGCAGATCCGTATGGTGTAGCAAACAGAAACAGTGGTACGTTAAGCCACGATAGAATTCAGGATGCAATGATTAGTGCAGACATCCTTGATAAAACTATGGAGTTTGAGACAGAAAGAAAATATGGCAAACAAAAACATCCTGCATTAGAGTTTACAGTTAAAGCAGATGATCCGCCAATCTTTGGTTATGGCGATGTTATGCTTGACTATAAAGGACAGTCTATTCTTGGTGAAATTAAAACAATGCCAAACGATGGTTTTGAATATAAAAAGGCAAGCAGGAAACCTAAAGGTGGACACTTAATGCAGTTGCTTATTTATATGAAAATATTAAAGAAAGACAAAGGCGTTTTAATTTATGAAAACAAAAACAACCATGAACTATTAACTTTGCCAGTACGTGTTAATGATGAATATCGTAAATGGATTGATTACGCATTTGACTGGATGAGACAAGTTCGTAAGGCTTGGACAGATAGAGACATTCCAGTTAAAACATATAGGTCTAACTCTAAAATCTGTAAAGGTTGCCCTATTCAAAAAGCCTGTGCAGAGGCAGAAGTAGGGGTTCTTAAAATCAAACCTCTTGAGGGGCTTAGTGAAACTTTGTGAAAAGTGTAATAATGCTTTTAACCCCAATGTAAGTTATCAAATTTACTGCGGGGTAGAGTGTAGAGACGCTGCCACAAAAGATAAAATTGTAGAACGATATCAAATAACAAAAAGACAAAAACGAATTGGCAAAGTTAGAAAATGTTTTGGTGGATGTGGTCAGCAATTGTCTATCTATAACGATTCTGGATTTTGCTCTAACTGTAATGTAAGTAAAAAAGAAGTAGACAAAATGTTAAAACAAATAAAAGGATTTTTTGATTATGAGCAAGAATAAGTGGGGCATAGAAGTTCAACCTAAAAACATTTGTGCTATTGATGCTAGTACTAATAGTCTTGCATTTGCTTTTTATGTAAACAAAAATCTTGGAGATATTGGTAAAATAAAATTTGAAGGTAATGATATTTATGATAAGGTCGCTGATGCTTGTAAAAAATCTAAGGCTTTGTTTGAATATTTTAAATCAGTAGATGCAATCGTTATTGAACATACCGTATACATGAACAGTCCTAAGACTGCTGCAGATTTAGCGTTGGTTCAAGGTGCGCTGCTTGGGGCTGCTAGTTTGTCTGGCATTGAGTCTTTTGGAAAGGTCTCACCAATTACCTGGCAAAATTATTTAGGTAATAAAAAATTAACAAAAGAAGAACAGTTAATTCTTAGATCGCAAAACCCTGGCAAGTCAGACTCATGGTATAAAACTTTTGAACGGCAGTTTAGAAAAGAAAGGACTATGAAATTAATTGAAATCATTTATGATAAAACTATTAGCGACAATGATGTTGCTGACGCTTGTGGTATCGGTCATTGGGCTATCAATAATTGGAATAAAGCAATAGGGGTTGACAAATAGTACTATGAGTGGTAAACTGTATAAGTCAGAGGTTTGGCTTCGTAAGAGATATCTTATGGATAAAAAATCTCCAGAAGAAATTGCTAAAGAATGCGGGGCAAGCATAGAAACAATCTATGTTTATCTTGCAAAATTTGGATTAAGGAAATCAAAAAGATGAAATTAGAGCCAGTGTATAAAGATGTAAAAAGTTTTAAGTGTGACGATTTATATCTTCATTCTATTAGTGCGCCTTCTGGTAAACAAATTTGGTCAACCTGTCATGGAATTGCACAAATGTTAATTGATAAAAATATTGCATATGGAGATTCTGCTTTAGATCCTGTTAGAATTTTTAGCAAGGCAGATCCAGTAGAACAACTTAGAGTTAGAATTGATGATAAGTTAAGCAGACTTATGAAAGGGACAGACTATGTTGGAGACAATGACATAGATGATCTTATTGGATATTTAGTATTGCTTAAAATAGCAAAGGAAAAAAATGACAACTGAAACAGATTTAATACAACATCTTGATGAAGTAAATAAGGTTGTAACAGAGTATCTTAAAGGTCAAGATCCAACAAAAATATCTAAAGAGTTAGACATTCCACGAGTTCGTGTTGTTGCATTAATTAATGAGTGGAAGGTTATGGCATCTGCCAATGATGCAATTCGTGCTCGTGCTAAAGAGGCTCTTGCCGCAGCAGATACACATTATAGTAAACTTATTTCTAAGTCCTATGAGGTTATTGATGAAGCATCAATGACAAATAATCTTAGCGCAAAGACTCAAGCAATTAAGTTGGTTATGGATATTGAAAAATCTAGAATTGAAATGTTGCAAAAGGCTGGTTTGTTAGAAAACAAAGAACTTGCAGAAGAGATGGTTCAAATTGAAAGACGTCAAGAAGTCTTAGTTGAAATTCTTAGGGAGATTGCTTCAACACACCCAGAGGTTCGTGATTTAATTATGCAACGCCTTTCTCAAATTGCTAAAGAAGGAGAAGTGATTACAATTGTCCACGATGTTCAATGACTTTCTTGAAGTACTAAAAGAAAATCATTTTGAAGAAAAGCCAGTAGACGCTAAAACATTTGTAGAGTCTTCTGACTATTTAGGACAACCACCCTTGTCTACAATTCAATATGACATTGTAGAGGCAATGAGCCAGGTATATAAAAAAGAAGATTTGCAAGAATTATATGGAGATGCTGAAGGGGCAAGGTATTATGAAAAATACACAAAAAACGAAATCATCCTACAATTGGGCAAAGGTTCTGGTAAAGATTTCACCTCTACTGTTGCTTGCGCTTATATTGTTTATAAGTTATTATGTCTCAAAGATCCTGCAAGATATTTCGGAAAACCAAGTGGAGATGCAATAGATTTAATTAACGTTGCTATTAACGCACAACAAGCAAAGAATGTATTCTTTAAAGGATTTAAAACAAAGATTGAAAAATCACCTTGGTTTGCAGGTAAGTATAATGCTAAAGCAGATTCAGTAGAATTTGATAAATCAATTACAGTTTATTCTGGTCACTCAGAAAGAGAATCGCATGAGGGTTTAAACTTATTGCTTGCAGTGCTTGACGAAATTTCTGGTTTTGCTAGTGAGGTTGGAACTGGTAATGAACAGGGCAAGACTGCAGAAAATATTTATAAAGCATTTCGTGGCTCTGTAGATTCTCGTTTCCCAGATCTTGGTAAAGTTGTATTGCTTTCATTTCCTCGCTATCAAGGAGACTTTATTTCTAAAAGATATGATGATGTGATTGCAGAAAAAGAAACTATTGAAAAAAAACACGTTTTTATTATGAATGAAAATTTACCACACGATGATCCAAACAATCAGTTTGAGATTAATTGGGAAGAAGACGACATAGTTTCATACAAAGTTCCAAAAATCTTAGCCCTTAAAAGACCTACTTGGGAAGTAAACCCTACTCGTAAAATAGATGATTTTAAACTAGCATTTTATACAGACTTAGGCGATGCTATGATGCGTTTTGCCTGTGTTCCAACATTTGCATCTGATGCGTTCTTTAAACAAAAAGAAAAGTTAGAAAAATGTATGAACACTAGAAACCCACTAGACTCATTTAGAAGGTTTGATGAAACCTTTAAAGCAGATCCAGAGAAGGTTTATTATATTCATGCTGACCTTGCACAAAAACATGACAAGTGTGCCGTTGCCATTGCACATGTTGACAAGTGGGTTAACATTCAAGTTATAAAAGATTATGAGCAGGTAGCACCAATTGTAGTTGTTGATGCCGTTGCCTGGTGGGAGCCAAGAGCAGAAGGACCAGTTAATTTATCAGAAGTAAAGCAATGGATTATTAATCTTCGTAGAGAAGGTTTTAATATTGGCATGGTTTCTTTTGACCGTTGGCAATCATTTGATATTCAAAATGAACTACAAGCCGTTGGAATTAGAACAGAAACCGTATCTGTTGCTAAAAAACATTATGAAGATTTGGCTATGATGATTTATGAAGAGCGTGTTGCGATACCTATGATTCCAATTCTGCTAGAAGAAATGTCAGAATTAAAAATAATG